GCGAAGAAGTTCCTTAGCATCGAATTCACCGTATTTCTCTTGAAGATTTGTAACCTCACGTTCAACGTGTTGCTGACGTTGTGTTTGTTCTTGCTGTTCAATCTTCTTTTCAAGTTCTCGTAGCTTCTGTTCAGTTGGATCAAGCTCTTCCCATTCCTCTAATTCTTGAGGACTGGAAATATCAATACCAAATGATCGCTGTAAAGCTTGTAAAGTTCCTTCTGGATCTGACTCCAAAGCGGAAGCGATTGCCTCAGCTTGACGCAAACGGTCACGTTCAGCGGATAATTCCTGCGTTTTACGGGTATAATCCGCTTGACGCTGATATCCATCTCGAAGTTCTTCTAGGGTGACCTCTGATTCCGCACCGTCAATCTTGACAATATAGGTTTCAGAAGGTTCCTGTGGAACATCATCTAAAGCTTCTGGAGTGTCCTCATAAGTGGATTCCAGGTCTACTTCGTTTTCTTCGGGCACTAGCCCCTCCTAGGAGTCAGTAAAGTTGCTCCTACTAAGAGTAGCATACTGTCCCACTAGAGAGATGGAAGTTCCATTCCCATTTGATTTTGAAGTTGTAATAACAACTCGGGTGGAACACCACCAGTGGGGGCAAACGCCCCGTCCGCCCCCATATCAGGGGATACAGGCGGTACTGGCGGCATCCCACCTGGCACAGGGCCCTCAGAAGGAATTTGACCTTCTTCTGCGGCAACTTCTGGGCCAGGAGCCTGAACAAGGAATTTTTCGGGATCTTTGATACCGAAACCTTGTTCAAGCACATGAACAGCAAGCGCTTGCGGGTCAATAACTTCCCCGACAAGCGGAGCAACAGCATTCATCAAAGAAACTGCTTGTTGCTTTCGTATCGTATCGTTCATCGGCTGCGTAGAGCCAGCTTGAACCGAAAAATCATATTCGCCAGCAATCATATCTCGGTCAAATTCAAAGAATATATCTTCGCCACCTCTGGCCGTAATCCTAGCTATGTGCTCTCCAGTCATAAACTGTTGCATTAGCTGGATAACGTGGCGAGCTACATCGGAAATAGATATCTCGACTATTGCTAGTTTATCTGCTGCTCTAGCATTCTGAGCATCTGCGATAATGCTAGCTTCTGTAGCTGTTCTCCGTATTTCGGGCATAGCGCCTCTGGCGTATTCCGAAATGCCTGAAACAGTATTTATATCTTCTTCGATAATGCTTGAATAGTTATATATTTCAGGGCTTAGGGGGATTTGAGGCATCGGTACAACAACCTCTTGGAGAGGTTTGTTTTCGTCCACCACGGGGACGAGCCTACCGTCCTCATCAGATTCAAGGGCTTCGCGACCTTCAGGTCCGAATGAGCGTTCGTGATAAAGATATTTGCGCGCATAACGCTTTCTATCGTTCATCAACTGGCTACGAGTTTTATCTAGTTCCAGTTGGAGGGATTCGATGGACTCTAAATCTCCAATCGGATAGAAATGATCAGGGACGTCGTAGTTTCGTATCATTACGAAAGGCTGCCCATATGCATAAGGCATAGGGACAGGATCTACAAGAAATTCTTCTGCACCATCAGCGTATATGCCAACCGTGTTCTCCAAAATGTCGTAAAACTCCCAGATTACAACTTGATCGCCTACGAATTCACCTTTGCCATCATGGTATTCTGGGTATTCGGTATCCATTACCGAACTTGACAACCGTTTCCTAACAGATGGCTTATAGCGCTTGTCTTTCTGGGCTTCTTCTACAGGCCTAACAATTCGCTGTGCTATCCATTTGGCATCTGCCATGCACGTTGCCGCTGGATCCACAAAAACATCGAAAGGTGAAACTCTTTCAACAAATGGTTGATCCTCTACGATGGTCATGGCCGATTCAGGAATGCTAGCGATAATGTCGTTATCCGTTGGCAAATCTGCAGCCATCTCAGGATTTTGCATCGCAAATGTATCGGCTTCTAGCATTGCTGAGCCGATCATTTCTTCGCGCTGTTCGTCTGAAATCCCTTGTTCTTGTTCTACAAACTTCCAGCCAACTTTAAGCCAGCCATGCCCAATAACAAGAAAATCTTTAACAGCAGAGCGAAATGGTGTTCTGAAATCATGGTGCCGCCACATATAGTTGGCGACACCTTCAACCACAGCCGCCCGAGCAGAATCAGCAGGATCTGTAGCTTGCACAACTATCTTCGGATAGTTCACAGCTACAGAAGGAGCAATCACATTGACTGTAGAAAAAGCCAAGTTTACAGCGATGAGATCCTGTTTAGAGGAAGTAGTTGAAGGCCAATGTTTCCCTCTGTAGAGGTCTATTAGCCTTCGCCAAGTCTGCTCAAAGCTTTCTTGATCCCGCCAATTTTCGCATTTGTCTACTTTCTCAATGTAATCAGAAAGTATTTCCTGACGAGATTTTTTGGGCATTAGAACTGAGCTTTCTCTGGCAATTTCTGGATATTTCGGCCCGAAGCTTTCGCCTCGGCCAGTACCTTAGCCTCTCGCTCGCGCTTCGTCAGACCTCGCTCATCAGGAGGTAGCGTTGATTGATAGCCTTCGCCCGTCGATACGGTAATCGACTTTAGACGGAGCCTCCGTTCGTAAAGTTCCCGCAGTTCCGACAAGGGAACGTCACGTCGCGCTAAAACGTATTCGGCAAACTCTGCAAAGGTTGCTCCGTCTGGTAAGACGGCCATAGCTTAACCAGCGTTTGAGCCACGGTAGTTTGGTTGCCTACCTGCTGGTTCAACTTTACCAGTTGTGCCATGTTGATTCTTGGGTGTTTCGCGCACACCTGCCTGACCGTTACCACCAGTTTGGTTCGCATATTTGCCTGCGTCCATACGTTGTTTCGGTGATTGAGGTCCGCCAGGAGTCCAGATCGGGTTAGCAGATACACTGCCACCCCGCTCCATCTTAGCGTTTTTCCCTTTCGCCCCATCAACGGTTTCAGTACCGTTGGTGTGGGAAACAAATTTAGCCATTACAGCCCTTCCTGTGGAACATGCTCCTACTAGGTAGGTTAATGTGTCCCACGAATAGTATTCAAGCCTATTTGTAGCGGATCTTCCGTGTTGTGACCAGGGATAAGTCTAGCAAACCAATCCACAGTCCAATAATCATTGACTTCAGGTGCATATTCAGGTTCATAAGCAAATTTACGCATCTGATTAGCTAACGCAAGAGCCATAACCCTATCATCATAAGGCGAACCTGACATTGAGCCCCTATCGTTTCGGACAAATGTTCTCAACTCTGCCAAAGTATGTTTATCTCGGATAATGATCTCCTCGTTCCGTAATGCGGAACTGAGATCATCAATCATTAAAGGTTTCGAAGTCCTTGTCGTTTTCCAACCATACTCTTGACTGATTCTGTTATTAACATTATTTAGTTGCCTGCGTCTAAAAAGATTAGGGTAACCCAAATGTCTTAACTCGGTAATTGTCGTTAATCCGTGGTTATTAGACTCTACGCAGCACAAAGCATTGCGATACCACAAACCCAAAGCCATTACTTCTTCAGCTAAAAGATCTGGAGAAATATGTCCATGCCAAATAGCTGCTTGTTCTCCAGTACCCACATCCAAGACCTGGATTACAGAGTAATCGCCATGTCCAAGACCTTCCGCAGTATCGACACCCATCACATACGCAGACATTGAGTCTGGTCTTTGCCAAACTTCAACACTCACGACGGCCTAAATTCTGCTGAACGACCATTAAGTCGCATATATCCCATTTCCCCGTGGATGACATGCTGTTGCATTGCATCTAGGATATCTAAGTCAAACACAGGATTACCAGATTTGACAAATGCTTCTTCTGCCGTAGTTGGATATTCCTGAGCCAACTGCCAAGGCAGCATTGACTCAACTTTCTCCTGATACCAAGAATCCCCCCTATCCTCAGTCGCAGACCAAGGATAAAACATGGGCTCAAACTTATTAGATGCAGTCGTAGCCCCAACCCACAACTGGTGGAAAAAATTTCCTGAACCGTTAGCCGTACTTAGGCCAATGATCCGCCCTCCCACGTCCGCCACGGGTTCAATACTCGCCCATGCCTCTTCAGGGTTGGGGAGAAAGGCCCATTCGTCAACGACAATAAGTGTGGCCGATTCACCACGGGCAGGATCCGACGCCGACGGCATCGATGTAATCTGCGATCCGTTATCGAAACCCATTCGCTGTTGGTGTTCCACCAGGGACTTAGGTCCACGTTCTACCATCCATTTCGGTAAGTGTTGAAATCCGTACTTACTTTTCCGAAGTAACAGTACGGATTCCCTCTCAGTTCGAGAGAGATCAATAATGTTCTGGTCTGGATGAAAAAACGCCAGCCAGAACTGGTGAGCCGCAACAAGCGTGCTCCACCCAATCTGCCGCGCTTTTAACGTAAGCGAATATCTATTTGCTGCCCAGTGGTCGATAGCTTCTTCCTGAGCCTGACGTAACCCAAAAAGAATACGCCCGTGAGCAGGGTGAGCAATGTGCCAATAATTCTGTAAAAAATATGATTCATCTTTAACGCACCTCCTCCATTCAACTTCTTGCTTAAGCTCTGCTAGTCTAGACATTGTGCTTACCAATCATTACTGGTGGATCCCAGAGGCTTTAACCCCACAGCAGTGCGACGAGATCGACCACGCTGCTGCGGGTATCCACGAAATCGAAGGAATCCATTTCGGAGATGAAGGGGGACAACGAAACTCCCAAATATCTTGGATTTATGACGACTCCATAAGCGAACTAATTTGTGCTTGGATGCGTCAAGCAAACAAAGAAGCAGGCTGGTACTACGACCTACAAATACCAGAAGCCGTACAATATACTCGCTACCGCGAAGGCGGGCAGTACGAATGGCATATCGACGGAAACCAAGATCAACACGCCGCCCGTAGACTCGTCCAGTCAGCCCCCAATCCGATTCCATTAAATGTTACTCCATTCCCAGACTTTCAAGGAACTGTACGAAAACTTTCAGCAACAGTCAACCTGTCAAACCCTGACGATTACAAGGGAGGGGAACTTCAGCTTCGCTGCTACGACCAAATGCACATCTTCAACGAAGCCCCCAGAGGATCCATAGTCGTATTCCCCAGCTTTATCGAACACCGAGTAACCCCAATCGAAACGGGAGAACGCAGAGCGGCTGTCGTCTGGTACAACGGCTACCCTTTACGCTAACAGCCCATATCTTTCCGCAACTTCTCCCACACAGACCACTGCGATTCAGTCCACGTATGGTCAATCGTATTATATAACTGCGAACACTGAGGTCCATACCCAGGCACAAGATCAGTTCTGACTATAGGCGCGGGATCAGACTTCTCGTTACCAGGCCACAGCATCATAAGACCAGATATACCAGCAATAAGAGCCACAACAGCAGCCGTAATAGCTTTAATGATCTTCTTGATGGACTCGGCCCAAACATCAGTTCGCTCAGCAACATCTTCTATTGACATAGACCCCCCTAACGCAGACGGGCTCTACCCCCAGCCCCCTGCCTAGCCCTATTCTTCGATGTACTCTCAGGTCTAATCGACCCATCTCTCCCATGTGACATATCCTTCCCCCTAACATCAACACCCGCCGCCTTAGCGCGGCGTCGCGCTTTATTTAGCTCAGTGCGCTTCTTGCGCTGAGCAGGCTGCTTCCCAAACTTCGAATCATATGCCTTCTTCTTAGCCCGAGCCGCAGGATTCTTCGCATAATACTTAGCTGACTTCTTAGGATTCTTAACCTTAGGAGGAGCCATCACTGACAACTTTCACAAATATCCACCTCATCCAACGAACACTCAATAGGTTCATCATCTAAAAACGGGTCAGTCAACAAATCAGGACGCTCCCCCATCTCCTCAAGCTGCATCCACATCCCATCATCATGCAAATCCTCAGGAGCCCTCATTTGCGACGAGCATTCTTAATTGGCTTACCAGTCCTCTTAGACGCACGCTTAGCAGCCGCACGCCCCTTAGCCGAATAAGAATAATGCTTCTTGCCGACCTTAGGCATCCTCACTCCTTAACTCTTCAATGAGATCTTCCAATTCTGCAGCCAACTCATCATCAGACAAACCAGAAGCATCACGCTCATCCTCAACCAACACACGACGCTTCGGAGTGAACTTATCTATGTACTGCAAATACAAAGTAGCAGCCTTCACATCACCTTGAGCCGCCTGACGATATAACGCATCCACAACCGACTGCGTTCGTTCAGGGTGAACATTCAATTCTGCCGCCCTGCGGTCCCACTCGCGGACAAAACGAGGATCCGATTTCCAACGCCGAACAGTACGCTCATTCACGCCCCGATCAGCAGCCCACTCCTTCTGAGTACCAGGCACCCGATCCTCCGACAACAACCAATCCAAAAACTCAGACCAATCCGACGGCATTAACTTTTCACCTGACTCAGGGTCAGTCTGCCACATAACAGTCCTCCTACAAATAACAGTAAATGTCCCATGTGGGACACTCTCTACTATACTGTAGAAACGGCG